TAACTTCATAAAAAATCTAGCACTTGATCTAAAAGGCAATACACTTATACTCTTTGCAAGAGTTGAGGGTCATGGAGAACCTTTATTTAACTTGATAAATAGTAGTATTATAGACCAACGCCATGTATTCTTTGTTCATGGTGGTGTAGCGACAGAAGATAGAGAACAGGTAAGAGCAATTACAGAATTGCAAAACAATGCGATTATCATCGCATCCTACGGAACCTTCTCAACTGGAATTAACATTAAAAATCTTCACAACGTCATATTCGCTTCCCCGTCAAAATCAAGAATACGAAACTTACAATCAATTGGAAGAGTATTAAGGAAGGGAAGTAATAAGGATAAAGCAACATTATATGATATCGCTGATGATATCAGTTACAAGTCTAGAAGAAATTACACATTGAATCATCTTATCGAAAGAATTAAGATTTACAATGAAGAGAATTTCAACTATGATATAGTCAACATACCTCTTAAAAAATGATGGGATCAGATTTTCACGCAACAATTAAACTAATTACTGGTGAAGAAATCTTTGCTCTAGTTTCTGTCGATAACACAGAGGAAGATCCAATAATTATCATGCAAAGTCCTGTAATAATGAAAGTTCTTTCTACTGGTAAAGGTTCAATGATGAAGATAAGACCTTGGTTAGAAGTACCAGGTGATGATATCTACATCATAAAATATGACAGAATTCTCACTATGAGTGAAGTTAAAGATAAAATGATAATATCAATGTATACAACATACTGTGATGAAGGTGACTTTGACTTTGGTGAATTTATAAATGAAGAACCCTCAAATCATGAAGTAACTAAAAAGATGGGTTATATATCTAACGTAGAAGATGCTCGTAAGAAGCTAGAAGACCTCTTTAAGGATACATAGCTATATCTATCCCTCCAAACCTTACAAAGGTTATTGTACATCATTTGCACACACTTGTCAAGTATGTTATAATATAGTCATAGACTGAGATCAAATGTAATGGTAAGAAAAAAGTCAGAACACTATGTAAACAATAAGCAGTTGCTTGAGGCACTGATTGTTTATAGGGCAAAAGTAGCCACTGCAAAGGAGAATGACTTACCTAAACCAAGAATTACAAACTATCTTGGAGAATGTTTTCTTAAGATAGCAACACACTTATCATATAAACCAAACTTCGTAAACTATATGTTCCGTGAGGATATGATATCTGATGGTATTGAAAACTGTGTTCAATACATCCATAACTTCGACCCAGAGAAGTCTCGCAACCCATTTGCATACTTTACACAGATTATACACTATGCCTTTCTGAGACGCATACAGAAGGAGAAGAAGCAATTAGAAATTAAGACAAAGATTATTGAGAAGTCTGGATATGATGAAGTGATGACTGTAGATGATAGTTCACTTGCTGGTAGTAGTTCTGATTATAATACCATAAAAGATAATATTACATATAAAAATAACAACAGATGAAAGTTGCGATCATTACTGATCAGCATTTTGGTGCTCGAAAGAGTTCTAAGATATTGCATGATTACTACGGAAAATTTTATAAGGATATATTCTTCCCTTACCTAAAAGACAATAATATCACAACTGTTGTTGATATGGGTGATACTTTTGATAATCGAAGAACTATTGATTTATGGGCAATTGATTGGGCAAGAACTAATTACTATGATGTCCTTCATGAAATGGGTATTGAAGTTCATACTGTTGTTGGGAATCATACTGCATATTATAAGGATACAAATGAAATTAATACTATAGACTTACTTTTAAGACAGTATGATAACGTAAAAACTTATGCAGAAGTAGAAGAAATAAAGTTAGGTAATCTAAATGTTTTACTTATACCTTGGATCAATTCAGAAAATGAAGAGAGTTCATTTGATGTAATCAAGAACAGCAAATCAAAAATTGCGATGGGTCATTTAGAGTTAAATGGATTCAGAGCACATCGTGGTCATGTCATGGAAGATGGTATGGATATAGATGCTTTTGAAAAGTTTGATAAGGTATACTCTGGTCATTATCATACAAGATCTGATAATGGGAAAATATATTACTTAGGTAATCCATATGAAATGTTCTGGAATGATGTAAATGATCCAAGAGGATTCCATATATTTGATACAGAGACTACAGAACATACTCCTGTAGATAACCCTTATAGTATTTTCTATAATGTTTACTATGAAGATACTCCACATCAGTTGTTTGATGCTAGTGAATATAAAGATAAGATAGTCAAAGTCATAGTTCGTAAGAAAACTGAACAGAAGAAGTTTGAAAAATTCTTAGATAAACTATATTCTGTGGGTGTTCATGAACTAAAGATAGTAGAAAATTTTGTAATACAGGATAATGAAGAGTTTGAAGTTGAAGAAACTGAGAATACAATATCAATTTTAAATAGATATATTGATGAGAGTGATATGGATTGTGACAAATCCGTAGTTAAAGGTATTTTACAGAAGATATATTCCGAAGCCTGTGAGGTAGAATAATGTTTCTTTTAGCAAGTAAAAATAGTACACCACAAGGTGCTTACGCAGTTCAGGACCAAAATGGTGAAAGTGTATTATTCTTTTTTGAAGAAGAGGATGATGCCGATAGGTATGCAATGTTACTGCAAGCACAAGAAGATCGTTCTTTATCAGTTATAGAAATTGAAGAAGGACTTGCATTTCGTACGTGTAAGCTGTATAATTATAGATATGCAGTGATAAAATCTGAAGACATTGTTATACCGCCAAAACTAGATGATAACGTTTCAAAAGATTAAATGGAAAAATCTTCTCTCTACAGGGAACCATTGGACAGAGATTGATTTCCAAAGTAATCATACCAACTTAGTTATTGGAACAAATGGTGCTGGAAAATCTACAATCCTAGATGCACTTACTTTTGTTCTTTTCAATAAACCATTTCGTAAAATTAATAAGTCACAGTTAGTGAATGCTGTTAATGAAAGAGAATGTCAGGTAGAAATAGATTTTAGTATCAATACAAAACAATATACGGTTCAGAGAGGTATCAAACCAAGTATATTCAATATTATAGTAAACGGTGTTGAACTTCATAAAGAAGCAGATGATCGTGCTATGCAGAAGATATTGGAGCAAGGTATATTAAAATTAAATTATAAGTCATTCACTCAAATAGTAATATTGGGAAGTAGTTCTTTTGTTCCCTTCATGCAACTATCTTCTCCGAATCGAAGAGAGGTTATTGAGGATCTGTTAGATATACGTATTTTCTCAGCAATGAATAACCTAATCAAAGATAAGATACGTCAAAAGAAGAGCAATATCAACTCTTTAGATTTGAAAAGGGATAATATAAAAGATAAAATGAACATGCAACAGAAGTTTATTACTGAACTTGAGGACATGGGAAAACAAAATATAGATAAAAATAAGAGTAATATCAATACATTAATTTCTGAGTCAGATCAGTATGTCTTGGATAATCAAGGTATAGGGCAAAGTGTAATAGACCGCACTGAAGAGCAAAATAAACTAATAGGATCAGGTGAGAAGTTAGCAACTCTTAACAATTTGAAAGGTAAAATATCCAATAAAGTATCAACCCTTACCAAGGAACATAAGTTCTTTACTGATAATGTATCATGCCCTACATGTACCCAACCTATAGAAGAATCGTTCAGATTAAATAGAATTAATGACGTTCAAACTAAGGCGAAGGAACTTAAGAAGGGTTACGAAGACCTTGAAGAGACCATCAAAAAAGAGCAAAACCGAGAACGTCACTTCAATAAACTATCAAAAGAGATTACTAAACTCAACCATGACATTTCTCAGAACAACACTCGGATTAATCTCAATCAGAAACAGATCCGAAACCTTGAATCTGAAATTCAAACACTTACCAGTCAACTTAAAAACAGAAATACTGAACATGAGAAGTTAAAAGAGTTTAAAGGAAATCTCGACAAAACTACTGAAGAGTTATCAATACAGAAAGAAGATATAGAATACCATGACTTTGCATACTCACTTCTAAAAGACGATGGGGTGAAGACAAAGATCATTAAAAAGTATCTTCCATTTATAAATCAACAAGTAAATCGTTTCCTTCAGAAAATGGAATTTTATATAAACTTCCAATTGGATGAGGCATTTAGTGAAACAATTCAATCTCCTTTACATGAGGACTTTACATATAGTTCTTTTAGTGAGGGTGAAAAGATGAGAATTGATCTAGCACTACTATTCACTTGGAGAGAAGTAGCAAGAGTTAAGAACTCAGTTAATACTAATCTATTGATTATGGATGAGGTATTTGATAGTTCACTAGACACTTTTGGTACAGATGATTTCCTTAAAATCATAAGGTTTATAATTAAAGATGCGAATACTTTTGTTATCTCACATAAAATTGATATGCAAGATAGATTTGAAAATGTCTTGAAATTTGATAAAGTAAAAGGATTCTCTCAAATAGTGACATGAACACACCTAACTGGCAACACAACTCTGGTAAAATCCAGAAAAGAAAATTAAAACCACAAGCGTTACGTCAAGCAAAGAAAAGACGCAACCAGTTGATAAAGTGTCTACTTAACCGTCCCAAGGGGCGGTTTCGTTATTATAATAGATGTATAAGATAATTAAGAACATGACTGTAAGACACGAAGTAAAAGGACAACTCGCTAAGTTATTAGCAACAGAGGATCTCATTGTAGAGAGTAAGAAGGTTGATACTGCATCCTTCAATGTACACACTCGTGTTCTTACACTACCTATGTGGGATAAGGCAAGTAATAATGTATATGATGCACTTGTAGGTCATGAGGTTGGTCACGCACTATTCACACCTGATTCCAACTGGTTTGAAGAGTTGGATATGCCAATGGGTATTGTGAATGTTGTAGAGGATGCACGTATTGAAAAGATGATGAAGAGAAAGTATGCAGGATTATCAAAGACATTCTACACAGGTTATCATGAGTTGAGTGATTCAGACTTCTTTCAGATTGCAGGTAGAGACTTAGATACATTCAACTTTGCTGATCGTGTAAATCTATACTTCAAGATTGGTAATTACAATGATATACCTTTCAAGAATGATCGTGAGAAGGAATTACTTTCTATGGTTGGTTCTACAGAAACATTTGATGATGTACTTCAAGTTTCTAAGTTACTTCATGAATATTGCAAGGCAGAGATTGAAGATATGAAGAAGGAACTAGAGCAGATGAGAGAAGAAGAAGCAAAGATGTTTAGTGAAATGGATGGTGGATCATTTGGTGGTTCAAGTGATGAAGATTCAGATCAAGAAATAAATAATGATACAGAATATCAGACGGTAGATGGAGAATCAGGAGATGAGTCCGAAGACGAAAATCAGTCTTCATCAAATATTTCTATCTCTCAGATCCCTTCAGAGGAGTTGGATG